ATTAAAATCTGCATTCTCCGGGTCAATCGGGTCATTCTGCATTTCAGAGTTAAAAGATGCCATGCCTTCCGATACTTTCATTTCCATCAGGTCATAATAGGTAAATTTTTCATCCCACAAGACCTGTGTGCCTTCCAGCATCGCCTCCTGATTCGCCTCATAAAATGTCCGCGCGTTCTCCCGGTGGTCATCATCAAACAGGTTGGTATAAATGCGCTCCCATTCGTCCCACAGGGACTGGTTTACCGCCCATGATATGACCGCCCTGTATTTTTTTGTCCGGTATCGTGCATTTGCAAGGACTTTTGACAAAAGCGAGTCATAATGCAGCACCGTACCAATATACATGATGTCCGTATAAGTATCGCCCGCCTTGGAAACAGCCTTGTCATACCAGCTTTTAAGCTTCCGGCGCTGCTCCGGCGTATTGACGTTCTCATCATTTTCCACGTCGTCCAGCACAAACAGGTCTGGACGCCAGTTCCGGTGGCGGCGTCCACGGATCTTTTTTCCTGATCCGATCGCTTCCACCTTCACATTTGTCTTTGTGAGCAGGACGCTGCTCCTCCACACCTTATCGCCTTTGATCTCACCAAAGTCCTGAATGATGTGGTAATTATCCTCCAGCTCCGTCTTGATATCGTCGAGGAATCCTTCTGCCTGATCCGATGAGTCCGACAGGATGATCGGATAATGTTTATACTGGTATAAGATGGCATGCAGCGTATCCTTGAACGTGAAGTTTGTTGACTTTGCATGTCCGCGCGGTGCGGCAATCGCCTGACGGCTTCCGTCCATCCGCGCGATTGCCTTTGCTTCCCGCGCAGGATTTTTCCCTTTCAGGACTCCTTCTGACCAGATCTCATCCAGTTCTTCATGGAATGCCGGGGATTTCCGGTAAAAATAATGCGGCAGGTATGCGCGTCCGAAATAGGATAAGTCAAATGCCGCCAGTTCCCTGCGCAGTCCATCCGGTCCTGTCAACGGTTCCCCGTGTTCAAACCGTTCCGCCAGCTCGGCGCGCTTCGCTGAAAATTTGTCATTTTTTCTGAGAACATATTCCGAAAATAGTTTCCTCTGGTATTCTTCATTGTCCCTGACTTCCCGATCATCCTCTTCATCAAGCCCTTTCAGCCATTCATCCAGGTCAATCATCCTGCATCATCCGCTCCTTCGCTTTCTGGAGGATCGTTTTCAAATGGGCAACGCTCTCTGGATCCTCTTTGATCACTTTCATCATCTCCGCTTCCATTTCCCCAAAGGCAATGTCCGCTTTTTTCCGCATCTCCTGCCGCACCCGGTCTTTGTAGACCTTTGTCCGCGACAGGGATGCGATCAACCGCCCCGCCTTATCGAGGGGCATCGAATCAAATTCCTCTTCTGCTGTCGCCATCCGGTTCACAAGCCCGTTCATGGTCAGCATGATTGCCGCTTCCGTGTAATCAGCATCCGGTTTTTCTCTGATTGCCTCCACCAGCTTGTTTGTCTGCACCTGCGCTTCCATCAGGCGCTGCAGCGCTGTGTTCGACCTCAGCGCATAGCGCCCGACGCTGCTTTTGCTTACCATATACCCCTGTTCTTTCAAAAACTGGGATATATCTTCATAACTGTTTTTTGTATCTGCCAGCAGAAAATCCACCTTTATGCGGATGTCTTCCGGCAGTTCGTCAATCTTTGACGTGATCCGCTTCTTTTTGCCGCCCATCAGATATCGACCCCCGGATCTTCCACAGTGCCTTCCGCCAGATCGACACCTTCCCGCGTCAGCTTCAGCACCGCGTCATCCTTGTATGTACGGTATGCCTTGATCTTTTCGCCTGTCACTTCCACATATCCCGCATCCACCAAATATGCGATATGTTTGGAAATATCCGGCGAAATGATCAGCCCCGCTCCATACAGCGCCCCCGCAATCTGCCTCGTCAGTGCAGTATAGTTGTATCCTTTCACAAGGCTCCTGACGATAAAACCGCGGATTGCCTTATTCCGTTTGATTTCTTCCTGTTCCAGCTCCCAGCTGTCCATCTCCATCACCCCCTGTCAGATTCCTTTAAAAGCAGCCTGTCCATCTTCCCATCCATCCGCCGGATCACATCTTCCATCCCGTTCATTGATCGGAAAAAGTCCTCCCGCTGGACAAATGTCGTCGCGAATTCACCCTTTATCCCACTCAAATCCTTTTTGATGTTCTCGATATCGTCATTTGTCCGATCCTCAAGCTTGTCGATCCGAAGGTTTACACGGTTATCATTTTCCTCGATTTTCCGGCGGATTCCGTCCATGTCCCTTTTGATGCTTTCTGTCTCCTTATGGAGGCTCTGAAACCAGCTCCGGATAAAGAACCCCAAAGCGCCGATGGCAACCGGGACAACCCCTGCCATCACGTCCGCAAATGTGATCACATAATCCATCGCATTTTACTCCTTCCCTTTCGGGATCGTCCGGTCAGCCAGTTCCCGGATCTTTTCCCAGCCATCCATTGCCACCAGGGCGACCACAAACGCTGCCAAAAATGACGCAAAGACTTCCTCCCACTCAATGGGCTGCTTCATCCACGCGAACAATGCGATCAGCGATGTCGGACACAATACCAGTGACAGCACGATTACAGTTATCGCTGTTGGTATCCGCTCTTCAATCCATTTGATCCGCTTTAGCCCCTCGGTGATTACAGACACCAAAAATGCCATAAGCCCCACAAATGCCACCGCAACTGACACATCCCCAAATGCTGCCGATACATCCATACCTGTCCCTCCTTTCCGAAAAAAATAAGAGCATGACGCAAGTCATGCTCTTATGGTACACGATATCTTTATTTTTCTTTAGGGGAAGTATTTTCGGAGGAATCTGCCCCTTTCCCCAGCCAATCGAATATATCAAGCTGCCCGGGCACCGGGACATCCCGCAGGATAAAACCGATCTGCTTGGTGGTCAGCTCATATTTTTCTGCCAGTTGTTTTATATTATAGCCGTTATACTCTACCTGTATCCTCCGGTTCCGTGCCGGGACGAGGATATTTTCCGGCTTCGGGAAATAAATCTCATCCCCACAGGCATATTCAGACAGACGTACAAAACGCTCTACCCCAATGATCTCTGCTACCGGGCGGTAAGTCTCCGCAATATCCTCCAGATGTGTTTCCCGGATCAGCTCTTCCCGCAGCTTTTTATCCATTCAGACCTTCTTTCCGTCCTCACGCCCGTCTGGTATACCACAAGTAAATCCATCCGGCACCGGACTTTAATCTTCCCCATCCGTTCCGTTCTTCCACGATGGTGTATTTCTTCTTTTTCCCGGCTGTTTCATTGATGCCTCCGACCACCGGGTATTCCATCCCCGGTCCCCGTCGGATCCGCAGGCTGTCCACCGTAGTCATGATCAGATAGCTGCCCACCGGTACATCCGGCTCAATTACGGGAGGCTCCTGCTCTGAAGGGGATTGCGGGATTTCCTGCCCCTGAAGGATACCTTCCTCCTCTTTTGTCACAGAAAGAATCCGTTTCAGGATTGCTAAAATCTTACTTCCATAATCTTTCCCGGCAGCCCAGCCGACCCACTCTTTCTTCGGCTTTCCTTCGTTCGCCGGGTTCTCCTGCTGTCCCAGCCACTCCACATAAGGACTGCATCCTCGCCGCACATAAACAAACCTCGGGTCCACACACGGAACTGCCAGCGGGTCACTGTTTGCATACGCTTTTAAGTGCTGGATATGTACAAGTATCCCCATTGCCGCATCCGGGAAACTTTCCCCCTTCATCCCTTTTTTTGTAACACCAAACCCGCCATAATTATGCTGATCCAGCGTCACGGCAGACCCTTCATAGGTATCATGACCGGTTTCAAGGCATCTCTGAGCCCATGCCACATCGCCACGGATTCCTTCCTTCGCCCCTTCGGAAAGATACAGGCGGGCATGCTCCAATGCATAGGGTGCTGTATCGGGATTCTTTTTGACCAGATAAGCAGCCATCTGTTCTGCAGTTGCTTGGGTCGCACCGCAGACCGGAGTAAGCCCTGCATCCGACAGCAGCCCTGCCTTAAACTCTTCCCAAAGACTCCCATCCATCACATAAGGGTTCGGACAGCACTTCCCGGTCACATCATAGTGCCGCAGTACATGATCCAGCGAGATAGAATACCGCGCCATCAGATCCCTGACCAGTTCCTGCGCCGCAGCGACTGTTGCCGGCTCAAAATACCAGTCCGTGTCTCCTGCCCCCATGCTGGAGGTGTCCCTTTTACGGACGCACAGCTCCACACCGATGCTGTTGGAATTCCTGCAGTCTGGATGGTTGTAGTTCTTCGCCCCGCAATGCCATGCTATATCCTTTTCTTCCACACTCTGCCATATCTCCCCGTCATGCCCGACAAAATAATGCGCCGACGCCCCGACGTACCGGCTCGCATAATATCTGCAGTTATCCTCTGCGCCTCCGAGTGCACCCACATAATGGATCACGATATATTCCACACTGCGCCCCGTCCGGACGTTACAGTTGATCGTATTTACCAGTCTATTGATCTTCATCAGACACCCTCCTCCCCGTCAAACCCCATTGCATCCGGATCAAAGATGTTAAAATAAGCCTGACGCTGTTCTTCTGTCATGGCTGCCAGATCTTCCACGGTCTTTGCATCCTCTTCCTCCGTCATCCCGTTCAAATGCTCGCTCCCACTCATCCTATGTCCTCCTCATCATAATCCAATGTTACCGCTGTCTTGCTGTCCACCAGAATACACTTCCGGATCCCGTCCATCGTGCTGTCGATCCCTTCCTCCGGCAAAAACGCCCTGATCAGCTCCGCGTTTTTTATCTTATAAATGTACCACAGCTCCACGTCCAGATCCGCATCCTCCGGCAGCTTCAGCGTTTCGATCAGCACGGCGCGGTCTTTTTCATAATCCCCCTTCAGCTTTTTTGCAAGGATGCTGCGCTGTGCCCTGTCCGGTGCCGGATCCATCCCCTGCAGAAATTCATCAAGGCTCTGTTCAAACGTGTAATCCTCCTGAAAGACTGCCTTTAGCGCGCGCTCCAATTTTGCATCTACCTTATAATCCGTTTTGACATTTTCCTTGATCTTTGTTTTATAAACGCCCTCCCCGATCAGAAGCTTCAGCTTGTCCGGGTTCAGGATGTCCAGCCGGGAAGAATCCGTCACGGACGCCTTGCCGCTGTCCCCGAAAAACCTTACATAATGCGTGTTCTG